TGTTTTATAGAAAAGGTGTTAAGGCAGGAATCAAACATTCATTAATAACATTAAATTTAGATACACATCAAATAGATAAATTAAATACAGAGTTAGAACAGGATAGTCACGATCTGGCTATGAAAACTTATAAGTTAAATTAGTCAAGATTTCAATTTTCATAAATAATAGTGTTTACACTATAGGAAAAAAGGAAAACCCTCTATGTCATCTGGTACGATACCCATACTATGGCAAGTAGAAGTTAGTGATAATCAAAAAACAACTTATGACAAGGACTCAGCATATCGTTATGCAGAGGAGTTGCAAGCGGATGGTAGGAATGTTGAAATATTCAAAGATGGTATACTCATATCACGTTTAAGGGCACAGAAACAGTATTCCCTGTTTGTATAAATATAATAACAACAGATAACAAACATAAAAAATGGCATTAGATAAAGTAACCACAGGAGTCATTGCAGATGACGCAGTAACAGGAACACAGATTGCACCTAATGCAATAGAAATTACAGATGTAGCTGCAGATGTAATTCCTGTAAAACCTCACATCCAGCTTGGAGTTTTGCAACCCGCTGTTGATGGAAAACTCTTAGATGGAACAACCTCACATGGTTCTAATGGGTCAACTGCTTATGGAACTGCACAAGTTGACGGCCACAGTTATTACTGGACTTCTATAAAAGGAAGTAAAGCTATTAAAGATCCAAGAATTGGAGCTCACTTTGGTAGTCATAGACATACTTTTACATCAATACAAAGATTAGAACTAGAATCTGCAACTCATGGGTTAGATGTTTATTCTACTGATGGGAGAGAATGGGTTAGATTGGTAGATGGTGGAGGTGTAACTAATGGTCGTTGGAGATGTACAAATAATCTACATGGAGTTTATCTTAATGGTGATGGTGGTTCTAATTATGGAGGAATGTTTTTTGAAGTTACAGGATATTTTAACGATATAAATTTTCTTCTTGATATTGATACTAGTGCCAACAACGATATTGATATATTTGTTAATGGTACAAAAACTATAGATGGTTCTACCACTCTAGCTGGTGATTCGGCTACAAGTTCTCCATTGGGATCACGTTATGTTCGTAGAAGTTCAGTTATTAATGTAGGAGATGCTAGTTTAGGAACAACACCAGCAATTAACACTCTAAAATACTATATTAATAGTGCGTCAGGTAAGGTTTGTTATTTAACAGGAATAGAACTAATAGCCCAAGACACCACATCAACAGCAAACAAATCCAAGATCCAAATTCCTGCACAAAATGTAGTTTCTTATGGTAAGAAATTTACTATAGGTGGAAGTTCTGCAGCTACACATTATGATCCGTTTAATGGAATGTCAGGTGCTAAAACACTAACACAATTAGGAACTTATATTGATACTGGAACTTCTCTAGGTATGGAGAATTGGAAAGCTGGTACATCAAATTATTACAAGCCTTTTAATGGTGGTAGAGTTGTCAAGTGGATAGATTCAACTGGAGCAATTAAAACCTCAGTTACTATGATGCCCCCCAATGGTCAGAATTACTCAGCTACAGCATCTAATGCTTATTCTAATGCAGAAATACAAGCAGGAACGAATAACCACACAATTACTTATGATACCACAACAATAGCAAATGCTACTCCATTGTCAGAAGTTGCAAAGACATTCAATTTCAGGGAGTTTGGGAATGGTTGTGCTAATGCTAGTACAGGCGCAACTCCTTGGGCAGATGCAAGTATGTTAGCCAGTGATGTATATCCAGCAAATGGTACTGCTTATGTTATGGATGATGGTTTAACAAGTGGATGGGGAGCAACCAGAATGTATGGTAGAGCGGTTGGCCCAACTGCGGCTGATACTTGGGTTTATTGGACATTTATTGGAACTGGTCTATCGATGAATATAGATCAAAGTGCTACACCAGTTGGTTGGAAGCATCTTGGTCAAAATCTTCCTTATGGTACACATATATTAGGATTTAAGAGAGTAAGTAATAATGCTCTTACTGAAACTTATCTTAATGGTATTCTTTTAAATAGTAATGGTCTTGATCTTGGTGGAGGAATACAAGCGTGTCATGACATAACTTACCACCAACCTAAGAGGCCACCGATTCCAGAGGATGCTGTAATTATTTCAGACTATATGCTAATGGCAGATTTTGTAGGAATGGCTACAACTGGAACTTCAGTAGATAAAATCAGTAAAGGTGTTCGGATGTGTTCACTATCAAGAGATGTATTTTCAGCAGTTGGCGCACACACTCTTGAGAAACATATATTATACACAGGAGGACTTTTAAACAAAGCAAATGGCGCAAGTTCGGGTGGTTCAGATTACAAACAACGCATGCAAGCGTTTGGAACTAATTTTGTGGTTAGAGGTGCGACTTCAGGAACTAGAAATGTCCTCCATATTGATGACACATCCAAGACTGCAACTGCTTCTACTGTAGGAAATCAAGGAGATTTTTCATATTTAGCATCTAATGAAGTTTTAGGTGTCCATAACTTTGGGGCAAATAGTGCTAATGGACAGACATATCATAATGGTTCTTTTGAAATAGTCACTCCAATCCACACATCTTCACATTATCAAGAATTTGAAACGCCCTTCCTGAGAGAATTAGTAGGTGGCGATCGAAATATGGAACAGACTAATCTTATCGTTACACCAGATGGAAAGAGCTGGGATGAGGTTACTAGAGATACGAGTTACATTTCAAAAAATCTTTGTTTATCGGTTAGTCATACGAATGGCCATTTTACTACTGATGGTTTTATTACACCTCTTGCTACACGATTTCGAGGAATACAAAATACTAACAGCGAGAAACATGAGTGTTTCCAGAAAGATTGGGCAATCGGTTATGATCGATTCATTTGTTTAGTGGATGGAATATATAATATTAAATTTTTGTGGTATCATCATAGTGCGCATAACTCTTTACATTTGAATAAAAATGGATCACATACTGCTGGTCATCAAGCTAGATCGGCTACAGGAGATGAAACAGTTAATGGTGATATTTGTGACACTTTCAAGAGAGGCGACTGGTTTGCTCTACATTCTTCAAATGGTGGAACAGTAGATGGTGGTGGTAGGAATTTAATTACAATAACAAGGGTTGAATAAATGTTTGTAGCACATAAAAGTAATCAAATTTTATCTATAGAAGAATTAGAATGGGAATGTCGAAGAAAAGCCAAAGGGATTAAAACTTTGGGTGAATATTGGGCATGGATCGAAACCATTACTGATTCTGAAGGAGTTATAACTTATCCTTCTGAAGATTTTACTATTGTAGAAGTTAAAGATGAAGATGAAAGAAGAATAGATGATTTAATGTCTTATATAAGTTTTGGTGGTATAGAGTTCCCTTCATACAACATCAAGTGGTCAAACAACAAAGTGAACTGTGAAGAAGTTCTTGGTATAGATGGAAAGAGCCAATCACCTAAAGTATATGTTCAATCCCATTTCAAGGGAGATGATACTGCAAAAGATGCAAGATTACTTGCTGAAGAATGGACAAATATAAGAAGGGAAAGAGACAGACTTCTTGCAGAAACCGATTGGATGACTTGTTCTGATTCCCCCACAATGTCAGAGGCGAATAAGACATATCGTCAAAAACTTAGAGATCTACCCTCAGATCAATCAAGTAAAAAGACATCCGCAGATATTACTTGGCCTTCAAAACCATAATAATAACCTACCTAAATACTTCCTGAGAAGGAGGTTCATATAAATACTTCAAAGAAACTATTAATTATTTTAGTGTGTATACTTATAGTTGCGGCTGTGTTCTCTGAACAGTTGGCCGTGTGGATATGGAATGTAACTTTATGAAAAAATATACTATAAAAATAAGACAAGAAATCGTACACAGAACAGACAATCTACAGGAAGCCCTACGAGCAGTTACATCTCTGTTCAATAAGGGTCATGAAGAAATATCTCTACATGGGGGTAGATTGGGTTCGTGGAGATAAAACTTTATTAGAGAAAAATTATGGCTGAATACAAGAATGATGAACCCTGTGAATACATTTATGATGTG